TAACCACCAGCATAAGCAGGTGAAACACCTGTCTTTTTAAATATAGATAAAGAATCATCTACATTTTTAACGCGATTACCATATTCGCTTTCGTTTTCTGGTACACGTAGTTGTTGATTTAAATCTTCTACATATTTTTCAAAGATTTCTAATTGTACTTGAGTGCCTATCTTATTAAACTCATCTGGTGTTAAATAACCACGTTGTTCTTTGTTGAGTATTGATAAGACGGTTTTGTAAACTGTATCTACGTTTATCGCCATTTTAAATTTTTTATTGTAAAAAAAAAGGCGGCGTAAGTGCCGCCTTATATATAGTTACATGTTATTTGAACTTTTTCTCTATAGATTTATAAACCTGTAGACCTTCATCAGTTTTAAACCATGCTGCTATTGCAGAGTATGGACTTTCGTCAAAAGGAGTAGTCATTAATTTTTTACCATTACTAACCCAAATAAATGTTCTTTGATCTCCACTTAAAGATATTATATTAGCTTCAGTTGCTTTGATAGCGAAGTTTCTTAGCATTACATTGTCATCGTTGGCTAATTCTATAAACAAAGCTGGATTTCTTTTAGCAAATACTAATATGTCTCTTTTTATTTGCTTAGAAGTCATTGTAGATACACTAGACCCTTGCTCAACTCTAAGTATAGCCTCAGCTTGATCAACTTCCATAGAATAAGCAGAATTCATAGCTTCTATCTCTAGCTCTAAGTAATCTAACTCATCTACAGCTTCCGCAACCTCATCAACTTCTTCAAATATAACACCCTTCATTGGGTGTACATCTAAAAACTTTTGCAAACTAGTTTTATTTCTAGGTACGCTTAATACACCATCTTCAAATACTATATGCTTTAAAGTACATGGTCCTTCTTGTTCATCTACAAAAACACTTTTTTGATTTGTAGCATATCTAAGCTCTCTTTCATAACCTTTTTCTTCATCAAACCAAACCAAAGGATATCTCGAAGTATGCTTAGATGGTATTGTATATGTTAAAGGTTCTCTATTACCAGTTAAAAAATAATTTCTATCTTTAATCTCCCACTTAGGAGTTTCAGTTTTTTTTGTTTGTTTATTTTCTTTTGTTTCCATAATATAATATAATATAATAATTAAATTACTCGATTAAACGAGTTTGTTTTAAGGTAAATTACCTATTGTTATTTGAAACCTGGTCCACCACCTTTGCCAGAGATATTACTAAAACCACCGCTACTAACTTTTACACCAAATGGTAATGTTGGTAAATCAATGTCTTGGTTTGGTCTTTGGCAAGATGCTACTAAAGCTCTATCAAAAGCTGAAGCTATTGATGTAGCATTGGCAGCTGTAGCACCAGATAATGTAAATTCCCACTTTCTAGCTGCTGATGGTTGTATTTGAGTTATTGAAACCTTAGTGTACAAATCAGCAACACTAGGTCTAACAACGCTACAAAACTGACCATTATTAGGTCTAAAAATGTGAACTATAGCTCCTTCACCGTTGAGTTGTTCTGCAGTAACAGTAAGTGTTATACTTCCCGTAAAGTTGGTAGTATTTCCATTTATAGTTAAAACATCTCCTACTTTATATCCTGAACCAGCAGTTATAATGTTTAAAGTCGTAGCGGCTGTTGATCCACCAGAAATAACTACATTCCCTTGAGCGCCACTACCTGAACCTCCAGTTAGATTTAAATTTGGAGCAAGACCATCAGCAACCCATACCATGGATGATAAGTTTAACTCTAAAGGGGGTATTGCAGGTTGATTAAGTTTAAATGCTCCACTATCAAGTGGAACTTTAATTGCATTTTGCATAATTTTAGTTTTAAAATTTTTACTTTATAACAAAGCTAATGGACCAGCTACAGGGTTACCGATAGCATCTTCACTTCTAAGATAAAAACCAGTTCCTAGCACACTTGAAGCTCTAACACGGCCACCAGGTTCTAAATTAACTTGCCTTACAAGTTCTTTTATTGAATCAGCAATTTCTTGCGTAATGTTGTCAACAAAAGTAACTGAAACCAAAAACACTCCATCACCAGGATCAATTACGGTAGCACTATAGTTATACCAAAATCGAATAACATTTCCTGCTTTATCGTTAAAAGTTACATCATAAACGTTGTCAACGTTCAAATTAACACTGTTGCTAGCGTCTAATTCAAATTCTATAAAGTTTGCCATAATTTTATTTATGTTTAAATATTAGTAAAAGACCCCGCCGAAACGGGATCTTATTATTTTTATGCGAAAGCAATTGATGAAATATCAACCATGTTCACTAAAATAGCAGGACCAGAAGCCCCATTTGCTAATTCAATAGCATCATTTATAGCATCCCTAATTCCACTGAAATCAGTTTGAGTAGGGTAAGTTACAGTAATTGTATCTACAGCCGCGTTAGCATCTAATGTAAGTACAACTGCGGTAGCAGTTGGTGTTCCAACGTGTATCACATTGTCACAAGGTAGCAAATCAGCTTTTCCACCATTGGTAGAAGCTACTTTTGCAAATTTTATATATCCCATTTTTTCTTATTTTTAAAGATTAATAAAGTGGGGCAACATAGTTACCCCACATATATATATATTTATGCTGCTTTAAACAACACGAAGTTGTTAGCCGCTTGTACACATAAACATCTCTCAGATAAGAAATGTACTTGCATTGCATCTAAGTCAGAAGTGTAAGCACCACCAACAGAACCAGTAATCCAAGATTTCATTCTTCTATCATCCGCTTCAGAAGCTCTGTAACGAGTGTGTAAGAAAGGACGTCTAATGTTCTTACCTAACATTTGATCGTAAACTGTTGAAGTTCCAGCAGGAACTAAAACACCATCAATGTTATCAACTAAACCTCTTGTAGAAGCATCGTTAAGGTATTTCCAATCAGTTTTGTAGAAATCATAAGAACCTCTTCTAAAACCAGAGAACCCAAAGTTTAAAGCCATATCAGCTTCATTGTTGAATAATCCGTAAGAAGCAGAAGCAGTAGAAGAATAACCTCCACCAGCTTGAGCACCTATCATATCATCGAAATCAAGAGCAGTAGCTCTAGATAAAAACAACATGTTTTCTTCAATAGCGCCTTGCTTATCAAGATTCTTAAGAACCTCATCAAAGTCACCTAAAGCACCTGCGCCAGGAGCAGCAGCACCAGCAAAGCCAGCGTATACATTTCCTCTTTCTTCGATTGCAGCAAATAGACCTTCAGTACCTTTGTAGTCGTCACCGATTAAAGATGTACCAGCAGCAACTTTTTCACCTTCTACCATAGCCATTTCAAGGTAATCTTCAAATCTTAGTCTTGTTTCAGACTCAGCTTTTAAATACCATAAATAACCAGATGTACCATCTTCAGTTGCAACTTCAACCCAACCGATTTGAGCAGTGTCAGAACCATTTATTTGGTACTTGTCTTTTATGATTACTGGAGAGTTAGAGTACTGAGTGAAAGTTGGTTCAATAGAACCTTCCATACCATTCGTACCTTTTTTAAACTCAGAACCATAAACAAACATGTCAACATCAGTGCTAGCACCGAAAGGTTGAGCATTAGCCAAGTAACCTTTACATTCAAACTTAACTGCATTAGAAGCTCCATCAGCAACTTCGTTACCAGCAGCATCTTCTACTCTAGTAACTAAAACTTTGTAAGTAACTAATTTAGTAGCACTGTCAACTAATAATACTGTTTGGTTTTTTCTAACAGCTATGTTAGTGTTACCAGCAGGTAATGTTGGTTCTACAGTATGCACGTTAGCAGCAGTTGTTATAGCAGCAGCTAAACCTTTGTATGCAACATGTAATCTGTTTTGTTCAGACCAAATTACTTGATCAGATGTCATTGGCATTTCAGCGCCAACCATTCTTAGGAAACCACCTATAGTTCTGTTTCCATATCTTTCTACTTCAGCTTCATAAAGCTCTGGTAAATATTGCTGAGCAAATGTACCACCAGCAGCGCCATCAAAAGTTAAGTAGTTTGATGATAATGCCATTCTATTTTGAGCTGGCACTATCGATGCAGGAAAACTCCCGCTTGTGTTAAATCCCATGATTTATTTTTTTAAATGTTATTTTTAGTTTTAATTTTCAACTTAGAACTATCTACACCATTTATAGCTTTAACTTTTAAACCATTTATATAAACATCTCCGCTAGACGTAGTCCTTGCTTCGTTGCTTATATTTTTTGATTTAGCATTAATATCTCTAATGGCATCGGTTTTACCCTGTTCGTAGAAGTGATTAGCAACAGTATCAGCATTTTCAGCCATATAAATAGCTTTGTGGTAGCCTTCGTAATCTTTTACATTACCCTTTTCATCCATAAACTTTTGGACTAAATTAGAAATGCTAGATTGTTTGTCAGCTACGTCACTAGGTTTGCTTAAACCGTATCTAAATCTTTTTTCATTAACTTTAAATTCAAAACCTTTGAATTCATTACTAAAAAAATTTTTAGTTTGCTGTTTAAACATTTCGTGCTTTTTACTGTTCACACCTTGTTCTTCGTTGTATTTATTGTAAAAATCCATAGCTCTCTTCTGATCTTGAGTTACGCCTGGTCTCAACTTGATCTCATCGTAGTACTTACTCTTAGTTTCTTCTAAAAAACTTTTGGCTTTTGCAATTTCTTCTTTCATAGCGAGTTTTTTCTTTCGGACATCTCGCTCATCGTCCACATCCTCGTCATACGAGAATTTATCTTCAAGCATAAAATCTACTTCATCTAAATCTAGATGAGGTTTTGATTGCTTATAATATTCTCTTAATAGTACACTATCGTCAACTTTACTGTAATCAGCGTTTAATCTAGTGTAATCTTCTATAGTTCCTCCAGTGTCTTCCATAAAAGAAACTAGTTTCTCTATGTTTTCAGGTAGCTTTCTTTGTGTTTGCTTTTCCTGTAATACTTCTTTTTGTTCCTGTGCGGTGTTGGAACTTTCAGTGCTTCCAACCACTCCGCTCTCGTCAGCTGAGTCGTCTTCATCTTTAATTTCTTGTATTACCGCTTGAGGCTCTTCTTTGTTTTCTGATCCCACTTCTTGCAATTCCAATTGCTCTTTGGGTTCTTCTTTTTCTTCGCGTAACACGCTGCCCTCTGCTTTTTGTTCTTGAATGGCATCTTCTTGTTCTTTGTTTTTTTGGCTTAAATCAACTTTTATTGTTTTTGGAATTTCTTTTTCTGTTAATTTTTTAGCTCTAGGTTTCATTTTAAAGTCACCTTCTTGTTCTACTTTTTCTGACATAATATAATATAATAGTTAACAATTTTTATTTTGGAGCAAACTGCTCTAATCCAAATCCTCCTAGGTTGTCATTACCTGAAGACTCGAAGTTTTTTGGTAATAAATCATTTTTCCTTTGATCTATTAATTCGCTTTGTTGTGTAGCTTGTATTTTAGTTCTTTTATCTTTGCGATCCTCTTTTTGTGTTTCCGCTTGTGTTTTGGCCTGTGCTTCTACTTGAGCTAGTTGCATGTTAAATTGAAACTCTAACTCCATTAACCCTTTTTTAATCTCTGCTTCTTGTTGCATCTTTTGTATTGCAAACTGAGATTTACCTTGTTCTATTTGTAGTGTGGTCTCAGCCATTGCTTGATTTTTCTGAAGTTCAGCCATTGCAGTTCTCTCAGCAGTCTCTGCTTGAGCTTGAGCTTGAGCTTGAATGTTAGCTTGTTGAGCAGCTTGATCAGCTTTCATTTTCTTAATTCTTCTTTTCTTAAGAACTTGATTTGCTAACTTTATATTGTTTACTTCTCTAACATCAATAGCATCCTCTAAATATATTTGACCGCTTTGTAAAGCTACTTGTATATTTTGTTCAAGCATGGCTTTTTCCTCTTCATCTGGTTCTAGTTTAAGATATATACCAAAATCATGTGTGTTGTTATTTATCAACTCTTCTAAAGTTGCTACGTTAAACTTAGATATACTTGATTTAAGAGACTCTCTAGTTAACGGGAACATCAATGCATCAGACACTCGCAAGGCTATGTTCTCGCATGTTCTAAGTGTTAAATAGAGCATTGATTGTAATATATGTCTAGTAGCAGTATTTGAGTTAGCGGCTGCTAATTTCTGTAATCCAACTAAAGCGTGTTTATCTGGTGTGCTACCATCTCTAGCTTCATTTAATCCGGTTACATCTCTTATCATTTGTAGGTAATATTGATAAGTCTGTATTAGTGATTGTATTTTTTGACCACCGCTAGATGACTGTAATTCTTGTATAGGTATTTTACCTCTGTTAGCGTCACCGTCTTGAGTTAATGATCTACCTATAATACTACCAGTTTGGAAGTACATGTTTAAGGCTTCAGCTGGGTTGTAATTTGTACCATTACCTAAATCTATTTCTGCTAAACCATCAGCATCTACATAAACACCATCTGGAACAACTCTAGAAAGCACTTGCTGTATTTTCATGTGAGTTAATTGAATCATGTCTGCAAAACCAGTTATCCTGCTTACTGTTGACTCAATTCTACCTTTGTACATTTTTGGTGCACATATATTATAATTCATTTTAACCTTAACTGTATCAGCATAAGGTCTTGTCATGTTTTCAGCTAGTTTCCATTCTAACATTTCGTCATGACCTAATATCTTAGCTCCACTATATAAAACTTCTATAGCTCTAAAAGACTTATCAAAGTTTTCATTTTCTGGTGGATTAAAAGTATCTGTTTTTTCTATGGACTTTTCTAATCCATTAGCTGTTTGCTTTATTTTCCAAACTTGGTTAGCATAAGTTTTGTATTCAAAATATAAAACTTGGATATCATTATTGTTATCTCTACCATTCCAGTTCCTAGTATAGTTAGTATTGCCAGGATATTTTTGTATTCTTTCTAACTGTTCTGATGTCAAGTGTGGAAACTGCTTTTTTAATTCTGGTAAACTTATAGATTTGACTTCTCCAACATAATATATGTCTTCAAAATTTGGATCTTCTGTATAAGAGTATATTAAATTAGCTGGATCAACGTAATCAACTGTTACACCTTCAGACCTATTAAAACTAGTCTTACTACATGCTATTCCTAATACGGTTAAATCTTCAGTTAATCTTTTTCTAGTTAAATCAAACTTGTTATTGTCTAATACGTTGTTTATTAACTCTTCTTCAGCTACTTCTATAGATTGCTTATAATCCATTTGTAAATGTAGTGATAAATCATCTTCATCATCTAAATCTAAACCTATACCACCTTCTTTAGATATATCTAGTCCTGTAAGTTGCTTTGTTTTTTTAATAAGCTCTTTATGTATCATATCTCTATGTAGAGCTTCAGCATACTGAGTTCTTTTAACTAGAGATACAGGATCTTGAGCATAAGCACTTATTTCATAATTTCTTTGTGACATACCATTAACTAGTATATCTACGAATTTTGGTATTATAGGTACAGGTTTCCAATCTAAGTTTAAATAAGACAAATCTCCATTAATAGAAAGTTCATCCTTATATTTTTGTATTGATTGTTCTCCTCTACTATATAGTCTTAATCTATGAAAATTATTATAATTGGTTGAAAATCTATCACCATTTCTACCAGACCAAAACCACTCTCCTTCTATAGCTCTACCTACCTGGGTTCCGTACTCAAGTGTTTGTTTCTCTACATCAGGTACCACCTGATCAGGAAATGAACTATTGCTATTAGTATTAACCATTTATTTTATTATTTTTGAAATACTACCCTCATTATTGTATTTTTTAATACCTAAGTTTACAAACTTTGTTGTTCTTTCAGCGATAGGCTTGTACATGTTTCTGTTACATCCCATAACTGCTAGTCCAGAACTTATAGAGGCATCGTGTTTAGTCCTGTTATTTATATTGAATTTAGCCCAATCTTCTAAAGTTCTTTGAAAATACATATCACCATAAGAATCTTCACTTAAACCTACGTAGTTTTCTATATAGGTTTCTATTGCAGCAGCATGAGCTTGTTTAATGTCTTCACTTGAGTTTGGTATACCGCCAATTTCTCTTTCCGTTATTGACAACTTGTTCCACGTTCTGTCAGGCCTATTCATTGAAAATCCCCTATAACCTCTTCTTTTCAAATAGTAAAGTAATCTAGGTTTATTATTTTCTGCCAGTATAGGCATACCGTAAAAAACTAATGCCATCAAAACATCTTCAAAAAATATCTCAGCTGTAGGTGGTCTAGATATATATTCTAAAAAAAAATGATTAGGTGGAGCATCTTCCATACTGTACTTAGTTAAACCATGCAAAGCTCCGTTAGAACCTCTTTTATCTACAGTACCTGAAATATCGTAACTATCACAACCAAAAGCACCTACGTGATCATTGCCCGGGTATTTCACTCCATTCTTTAGTATTACACGATTTTGAAGATTTTTAGGTGGAATCCAAGAAATTTTAAACCTACCACTATTATTTGGTAGAAATATAACTCTACTATCTTTAACACCATTCTCCCATTGAAAGTTACCTGTAGTTACGTTTACAGTGTTATTTAACTCTTCGTTGTAATCTATTTGTTCATATATTTTAACTAGGTTAAATAAACTTTCTTGAGTTTCATCCCTAAAAGCGTGTTTCTCAGTTCTTGGGAATTGCCTAAAAAATTCATTTAAACCATCTTGATCACTCTTCAATCCTTCAGCTTCATTGTCCCAATACTCTATAACACCTATATGTATTGGTAATCCATCAATACCTTGAACTGGTTTTTCAGGAGTATCAAACACTGGCATACCAAAAATATCTATATACCCTTCATAGTTCCACTCCATAGGTATAAACAAAGAATACAATCCTGATTTTGTTTGTCCGTTTTTGTTCCTGTTTGTTACATCCGAGTTGTAATATATATCTTTAAAGTTTTGACCTCCTTTGTCTAGTGCGTTTGAAGTCGATCCCATCATACACTTACCAATAATCCTTCTACCTAACCTAAGACAAGTTTTAGTTACTTTCCAGTTGTTTTTGATATTATCAGGTTTCTCCCATTTACCACTCTCATCGTGGGCTAATAATTTTAGTTTCTCACCATCATAGCTGTTGTCTCCAGTGTTTTTCCAGTCAATAGTTGTATCTAATCCATCTATCTCTTCTAGTTTTTCTCCTGAGTCTAATTTTCTTCTTGTTAATTTCGAAGCCGGAACTCGGTATGCCAATTCAGTTTTAGGGCGATCCATACCATCTTGTATCGGTTTGAAGAAAAACGGATAGTTAATTGATATGGGTACGACTTTATCAGTAAACATTTTCTTGGCATCAGCCCCCGTTTTTGATAATATACCAAATCTAGAATCGCTTGACATTGTGGCTTGGTTAGTGAGCTCTGACGAAGCCATAAAGGAAAATCCTGAACGTCTATTTTTAAGATAACACATCCCATAACTTCTTTGGTCTGCTTTACAGGCTTCCCAGAAGTAGAAAAATAGCTTATTTGATTCTCTATAATCAGCTGATCCGACATCGATTTTTGACCATTGCAAGTACATGTAATGAGTACCAGTAATGTAGTTAGGAGTACCGTTATTATAATACCAGTAACCTTCTTCTCTGTAGTTAAATTCTTTTTCAATGTAATCTACCCATTTTTCTTTAAACTCAATTGGATATTCATCCCACTCAAAAGTGCTTTTTATTTTAGCAAGTTCTTTCGGGTAAGGTTGTTTTTCCCAGTATTGTTCGCTTTTGCTTTCGCTTCGTTTAAACGGTTCATTGATTGCTGGTAAAGCAATGCGGAGATTTTGTATTTCAATGATCTGTCCAATTTGACCAGTTTTACTTATTACTATAAAATCATATTCAGCATTGTAACCATACTCCCACTTCTTGTTTCTATTATTCTTTTTTAGTATATTAGGGTTAACAACTTCTTCTATTATTTTATATAGTGTTTGTTGATAACTCATTTTTTTCTAGTTTCTGGTGATATAGAAAAAGACCTTTCTGGCTTTTTGTCCTCTACTGGCTTATCTTCTAATATTCTTTCTTCTTCTTCAATTCTATTTAAAATCTCAAAAGCATCAAATATAGCTAGCTTTTTTGTTGCTGCTGCATTTTTTAATCTATCAGCAGTTACATCTTCGTCAGTATCTACTATAGGTTCTTTCGCAACTTTAATCAACTCCTCAACTGCTACTCGCCCAGCTTGGATTATACTCTTCTTCGTTTCCTTCGTATTCATGTTTGAGTGCAATATCATTAAATTTCATACAATATAAACGATCTTCGCCAAAATAAAATTCAAATTCTGAGTTTGGCGTAAACGTTATTAAATCTCCTTTACTTATACCAATGTCTTCTAAATGTTTATTAGAATACTTAACAACACCTTTTAGTGGTATTTCTTTATCTAAATTTAAGTATTCTTTACTAACCAATGGTTTAATAAAACAATAGTTAAGATTTGTTTTATACTCATCTTTTGATTTGTATAAGTATATTTGAGTAATGTTACAAAAGTACATGTTATCTTTAAAATAAGATCCACTGTTCTTTTCATCACCTCTCATGTCATAATATCTTCTAAATATGTTATGGTGAACAATTACTTCATCACCTTCTTTTATAGGTGTGTTATAAGCTTTTGGTGTAGAAACAACTATAGCTCTTTTACTTACAAAGTTGTGATTCTCTACACTAGTGTTAACTATAAGTTCATTATCACCTATTTTTTTAACATTTTCATATCTGCCGTTTAATGGCTTTATAATAAAATCATACAAGCTTTTCATTAATATTCTAGATCATATTCAACAGATATAGCCATATTCTTATTGAAGTTTTTCCATGGTAAAACCTCGCTGTTTTTTTCAATAAAAATGCTGTAAGAATTATCTTCAGCGTTTAATATTATATTAGCTATAATGTGTCCACCATAAACTTGTTGACCAACAGAGTAATGCATTGCATCGTTTTTGTAATCCGAGCCTATGCTAATTTTTCTTATAACAGCTTGCATTAGTCCTCAACTTTTTCAAGTTCAGCTTCTATTTTAGTATAAGAACCATCTTCAACATTTATGTTAACTGATCCGTACTCTTCTTCTAACTCCGCTTTTATTTTTTGATCTTCTTCATTTATAGATTTTATCTTGTGAAGCAGTGCATGCTTTTGGGATTCTAAATAACCTATAGAGTTTAATGTTTCGCTTAGTTCTTTTTGAATATTTTGTATTCTTTCTAACTGTTCTTCTTTAATTTTCATTTAATTTAATTTAATTATTGTTTTATTATTCTTCTGGTATTGGCTCTGACCAAGCTGGTGTAGCGAGTAAAGCTAACGCCTCTTCGTGATTTAATGTTTGTATTGGAACTAATCTACCATTTGTGATAAATGAAGGTTCTACATCGTAACTAAGCATTGCTTCAGTGTTAGCTAAGTTTCTTCTCATTGTTTGTGCACTTGTCGTATTAATTTGACTAAAGTCTACAGATGCAGTTTGCGTGTCTATGTCTATTACTATATATGTTGCCATTGTTTTAAATTAAGGTGTGTCTGTTGTTCTTGCTGTTGAACTCATGTTTATACTATATCCGTTTTTATCGCTCCAACCTGCTCGTCCTTTTAAGTCTGTAGGTACAGCTATGTTTGTCCCTACTCCATTAGCTTGACTTCTTGGAGCGTCTCCTTTTAATTCACTTCCTCCCATGTTATCAGAAAGACCGTCATTGGTTCCTATCATGTCTCTAATTACCCAATCAGCTCCGTCCCAAAAGCTTTCTTTACCTAAAGTCCACCAG